TGTATATAATTCCCAAATTTATTGGACTCTCGCTGAATTTCTTGCCATTCCTTTTCGCTCGGATGTGGACCGTACCGCCTATCCCAAACACGAGGTTCAGCGTCAATAATCTGACTATCCCCAACCCATTGATTGTTATCGTTCAGCACTCTCATTTGGCTCTCCTTTCCATCCCCAAGTTCTCGCGCTGCTCACTTCTCCTCTGGCCCTTCATGCATGGTGCGCCAGCGCGCTACGAGCTCGTCGGTGAACCCCTTTAGTACATCGGTGATGAAGACCCCGAAGAACGCTGGATTTTCTCCGAGCCGTAGCATGATGCGTTCGCGCTCTTGGTTGAACGCCACATAGGTAGTCTCGTCACACGCGAAGCCCACGCGGTGGCGTTTCACCTTGGTACGCTTTTGACTCTCCCGGCGCGGGAAGATCATGCGCGTGCATGGCTCATCGTCGGGGATCGGCGCCGCCAGCAGTTTCTTCAGCCGTTCTCTTTCTTCACCCCATCGCGGACTCATTTCAGCCTCTCTCCAGGGATCGGCCATTGCGTTCACGAGTGATTGCAAATCCATGCAACGCGAAATGACCATATCCGTCGCCATCGATACTGCCCATCCATATCCAGCAGTCAAAATAACTAAGCATGAAAACTTTCTTCCAAAATCGCTCTTCTACGGAGATTCGTTTGCGCATTCTTGCTAACTCCTAAAAAAGCGTGCGGCCCGGTTGTTGCTGAGCGCGTTGAATTACCGGAACTTTGCCGTCCTCAAATTCTTTCGAGCCCACGCGCTTCAGCCCGGCAATATTGGTGAATGTCTTATCGCCTTTAACGGTCTTGGTGACGAACAATTCTGCCTCCTGACCTTTGCCAGCGATCAGAAACGGAAAGAGCGCGGTATCGAAGGCATTCATCCAGTATTTGGCCTTGTCTATCCTGAATAAAATGGTGACTCGCGGCACTTTTCCTGATTCGGGATTAGCCTGTTCGATGGTCCCTTTTACAAGTCCTTCTTTAGCCGCAGGCTCTTTAGCTTTTTTCTCTAGCGCGCCGACAATCTTAATCTCGAAGTTCTTCTCTAGCGCGATAACCTTAATCCGCGCAGCATCTTCCGTGAAGGCGCACCAGAAATCATTGCGGCGCCGGAGCGTCAAATCCTTTGGAAAGTGGACCGCAAGTTCTGCGATGTCACCGCGGATATAGGGCATGGACGCATCTTCGGAGTAGTCTAACTCAAGCGTCCCCGCGTACTTCCAGGGCTCCTGCTTGGTGGCTGGCGGAACGTTTTCCTTCCGGTATTCCGACTCAGGCACCTTCCCAGATGGGGCAGGGCGCGATTCTGGCTGGCTAGGAACGTCGATAACCGGTTCCTTGGGTGTTGGCATGGCCTTTCTGCTCGATTCGCACGTCTTGAGGTGGTTGGCGCTGCGCGTGCACTGGTGCTCCTCGCACCATAACCCCTTTGCTTTTAGTGCTTCTACGGTGGCAGTATCGGCAGTTTGCTGAGGTAACTGGTGGTCCACGATCCGCCGACCACCAGGCGTGAAGTCTTCGTTCATTTTCTCGCACTCTTCCGGAATATAGACTCCTCCCAAGTCTGGATATGCTTGACGGATAGCCAGGGCCGTCGCGCATTTGGCGACCATGCGCCGAGGCATCTTGCGCCAAAAGGGAGCTTTGGACAGGTCGCTTGGTGCGTATTCATCCCACCATGCTTGCGCTTCGGTCGGCTCAGATTCTCCTTTCTTCCAGACCTTGACCTTGGCCCACTCTGGAGCGCCAAACTTCTGGCCGTCTGGTGTGTGCATGGGTCCGTATTCGGGAAGGGATACTGAGCCGAAGTCCTTGTGATCGCGCGCGGCCGTAAAAAGCAATCCGTTTATACCGACTTGCGGTGTCCATACAAACGCGCCCCTTCCGCCCTTGCCATCGTCGGCGGAACTGTCCCAACGTTTCACAAACCAGATTTGCTGTTTGAACGGGTCAAGGCGGTAGCGCCTGGCAACCGTGAGGCAGTACTTCAATTCCTCATCGGACGCACCTTTGGCAACGCTGTTTTTGAGGATGGTCACCTGCTCCTCATTGAGCTCCCATGGTCGCTCCGGCGGAGGCGCAATGCGGACGATGGCCGTTTCAGTAGGGGATGTCGTCGTCTTCGGCGTTTTCAAGGTCCTCTTGTGCGTCCTGGTGGTAATCGGCGTTTTCTTGATCTTGCTCTTCGCGGTCGGCACAGTGTTCCTCCAATGCTTTGTCTCCAACTTCTCCGGTCTTTTCCACAACGGCCCGCAAGGCGAGCATCAAACGTGTCATTTGCAGCGGAATCATCGGATGGTGCAGCGGGCCGTTAAGCAATTCGTTGAATCGTTTGTCTGTCATACTCGGCCCTTCTTGGCTCTCACTTGCTTAATGGATTTCTTGAGGTCCTTGGCTAAATCAGGATTAGGAATTTCCTTTTTGATTGCGTGACAGAAACAATCGCAGTTCGCGACGGTACATTCCAGGTACTTCCCACAACCATCAGCGTGCACTCGTTCGAATTCGTAGCAGGGGCGAATAAATTTGGCGAAATGGGTCCCTTTAGATTCGGCGTTCAGAAACCCGCGGTATTCGTTGTACGGGACATTTTTGTAGCTGTACGTCGCTCCCGAAGTGAAAGAAACTTCGAGCGTGCCCACGTCTATATCGTGGGCGGAGTGCTCCCAGCCGATGCTGGCGATTTGCGAAGACTTAATCTGCGTGCGTTCCATTTCCCACCCACCAACATCCTTCGAATTACCGCAATCACATTAACAGGACCACCTAATCTCTCCATGTTTTCCTGGGATTCTGCGGATAGTAGTCAATCTTCCGAAACGTTCTCCTGCCACAATACGAATGAGTGCTGGTCTGCCCATTAGGTGCGGTCTTCATCTGACGCGCTGATACCGGGAATCATCGTAACGAGTTGGTTGCTGTCCTGCACGTCCCTGGCTTCGCGTCCCAACTCTTTCTCGTCTCCCATGATGAAGCGCTTGAGGTAGGCGGCGCGGTCCATGGAGCCATTGTTGCGGGACTGTCTCCATGCCTCAAGCAGCGCGGGGAAATCCGTGAACGTTGCCGAATAAACCCGGTGGCGACGAGAGCCGGCAATAACTGGAATATTCGCCTTCACTTCAACCGGTTTAAAGCTGGCGTTTGCTTCTTGCTGCTCGCGCGCTGCGGCTTCTTTGTCTCGTGCGGCTTTCTCATCGGCTTCTTTCTGCAAGCGCTTGGCTTCCGCTGCTTTAATCTCGCCGGCCTTGCGCGCTTCGGCAATCTCTTTTTCTCTCTGCTTACGGTCGGCTTCAGCCTGCTTCTCGGCTTCCTTCCTGCGCTCGGCAGCTTCCTTCTCCTCGCGGATTCTTTTTTCGTCATTGATGCGACGCTGCTCTGCTTCGGCGGCCAAGCGCTCCTTCTCGGCCTGCTGGTTCATCTTTTGCGTGATGAGGTTGTCGATGGCGTCGAAGCGGTTCTCGGCTTCGGTGCGCTTGCCCTTCAGAAAGTCTGCTACGCGCTTGGCAACTTCCTGGAATGGAGCAAGCGCAAACGCAACGACTTTTTTATGCGACCGCACTTGAGCGCGGAACTCTCCGGCGGCTTTATATTCTTCCGCGTTCGTAACCGCGAGTTTCATAGCCTTGTCGGCCCATTCGGGGACTATGGCGAGTTCGTCTTGCAACTCCGAGAGCGCCAGCGAGAGCGAATGCTGATCGACGCTCGGCACCAGTTCCGCTTGCTTGATAAGACTGTTTTTTGTGGCCATGGTTTGGTCTCCTAGAGAATCCCTGAAAGTTCTATAACCGTGCGGCGTTCTTTCCGCTTGCACTTTTCTTGCTTCACGATAGCTTCGAGCCACTCCGGGGAATCATCCACAAGAAATCCCTGTGATTTCAGCGCATCGAAAATGACTTTGCAGGCGCCATAGGCATTGTCTTGATCGTAGAACCGCGAGTGATGAAGCGTAATCGTCACGCGCCGTTTGCCGTTCGTGACTACCAGCGGATGGCCCCAGGCAACGCGCACCATCCAGCCCCAGGCTTCGAGCAAGGCTTTTCTTTTTGTCCAGTGCATGCGCAGCACTTTGTTGATTGACGGCGGAATGTCCGCTATTTGCATTTCCATCACAGAAAGCTCGCTTTGTGGCTCTCGTGCTCACTCAAAACGGCCCACACTTCATCGAAGTATTCGGGATTCTCGCGCAGCCACTTCTCCATGCACTTGTTCGACGCGATGATTACCGCCACGTCTCCCACGGGCCGGTGGCAACACGTCCATCCGAAAATAAGTTTGCCGTCGCCGCGGTCCATGCCGAAGATAGCTGCTTGGCCCTCCTCGATTGGCTGGCCGCAAGGAGAGCAGAGCATCAATGCACCGCGCCAGCGAACAATACGAAGGTAAGAAGCACCAGCATCCCAACCAAAAAAAGTTCCCAGAGCAAATCTATCCGCCGCTGCCGGTCGAAGAGTGTGACGAGATGCTTGCGCGAGGCGACGCGCGCGTACCCAAGCCGTTTTATGACGCTCACAGGTTCCCCCTCGCTGAAAGCATTCTCCATGATGTCGGCTATTTCGTGCAGCGCCAGAGCGTTCATAGACTTATCACCAAGCTCCAATCCACCTTGACGCCTTTAACATAGTGCGTGTGCAATGGCCGCGTCACTGCTCCTTCTTCGATCAGCGCCTCGCATTCTTCGTTGACCACTTCAATCGGCAAGTCAAGATAGCGATGCAGATAGTCCGGATGGAACGGGGTGCTGTGATTCAACTGCAGAAACTCTCGAAGCTTTGCTTTTGCTCGAATGTCCATGTTATCTCCTCGCCGATTTTCTTCGCTTGCGCTGCTCGCGAAGCCGTTCAAACTCTGGGAATGGCCATCTCGCGACGGTCTGTTTCGCGAAATATATCAGGGAGCAAAACGCGAAAACGAAAAGCGCGCCTGATAGAGTCATGGTTCTCCTTTTTATTTCCGCCCGACATCTTCCGGCCTAACTCGATGAATGGCTTTTCGATGCCGTGATAGAGCGCGACAGAGACTACCGCCAGCACAACAACGAAAACGGGAACCTTGACGAAGACCGAGGCGTGCATTCTCTCAAGTACAGCCCACATTGAGAAGTAGTGTGCGACATAAATGCCGTAGGAATATCTGGCGATCAGGTTCGCGCATCTGGTGGCCGTCTTCCACGTGCACTGCTTGAAGAGCGGAATCGTGAATCCGATCAGCGCGGAAGCGATCCACCATCCAGCCACGCTAACCACCGCACCCTGCAAGAGCGCGATAAAGAGAATGGTGAGCAGGGCAAGAGTAGCGACCCACAACCAAGCGCTCAGGAAGTTTCCGACTTTCTTCTGCTGCATCTTGTAGGCCACGACCCCGGACATGAAGCATGGCGTATAAGTAAATAGCGTGGTGTGCGGAACCGCCAAGCACACAGCAATGCTCAAGACAAGAGCTATGGCCCAGATCACTAAGGTCCTTGCGAGAGTGGCGTTTCTGACGAGCAGATAGATGATCGGCAGCAAGAGATACATCTGCATTTCGTAGGAGAGGCTCCACATCGGATTTATGATGGAGCCCGACAGATTCCAAAGGCACTGAGTCAAGAGAAGATTCGAAACGACATCAGTGAATCTGTAGTGCCAGCCTTCGAAGTGTCCGGAAACCATTACGTGCTGCGGAATGTGGAAAATCAGGATCATAGCGAGCATGAATATGGAGAGCGGATAAATGCGGAATAATCTCCGCACGAGGAAAGGAATGAACAGGGACCGCGTTTGATCTTGTCTTTCAAGTGATTGCATCAGAACCAAACAAGTATGGACGAAGAACAGCGCGACGCCCACAGAGCCGAGCATTGCAAAGCTGCTGTATCCATAGAACATTGAGACGTGGCAAACAACCACCAAAGTCACGGCATAGGCGCGCAATAAATCCAGATTGGATTGCGTCCCGGTCATGCCGCCACCGCAAGGCCAATACGCTGCTTGGTCCAAAGTGTTGAGTGTTCAGCGCAGAGATGAACGGGATTTCCGCTGTAAGGTCCAAGTTTGATGCTCACGGCCAGGTCGCCGCAAGCGCAGAAGCCCTCATAGGGAGCCGCGACGCTGAAGTACTCTTTGATCTGCTCGAAGTTCTGGATAGCTTGCATGGCGACTTGGGCTTGGATGGTCATGATTTCGCCTTTGGCTGAAAGACATCCAGTTCAAGCACCAAAGAAAACAACGCGCAGGCCGAGAGGATGAGAACTATGAGAGAGAGCATTATTTATTGCCTCCGACTGTATTTAGGGTACGCAACTGTGGTGCATTATGTCAAGGAGATTTACACACAATACTGGGTTGCACTTTAGACAAACTGTAGTACTATGTTGAGCCATGTCGCTCCGAGAGCCCGTGAACGCACAACATGCAGTTATGCACGTTAGAATGTATGACTTCGAGTACGAAGCCTTCAAAAAAGCCGCTAAAAAGGCCAATAAATCGCTATCTTTTTGGGTGCGTGAAGTCTGCAAGCTGAAGGCGAGTGCCATTGGCGTAAAGGTGGAGAAGTGACAGAAGCCTACAGAGTGGCTATGATGCGGGCCGGCGCAGCGGTGCATGGAGCCATTACAAAAGGCGTTTTGCCAAGACTAAAGCGCGTCGAAGTATTGTGCGTGGACTGCAAGAAAGCACGGGCGCAATGCTATGACCACCGTGATTATAATCGTCCTCTTGATGTTGAGCCGGTTTGTTACCGATGCAACCTGCATAGAGGACCAGCGGCATATACGTCTCCGCCGGGCACTCCAAAATCATTCCCTAACATCAGGACTGCTGTATTTCAAATTCGCCTATGCTCCAAAGAAAAGGCAATAATTTGTAGGGCAGCAAGGCGCGAGAAAATGTCTATCTCTGATTTCGTAAGAGGAATACTTCTTCCCGCAGGGCAAAAGAATATCGCAATGCTTCATGACACCCGAACCAGCGATTAAGAATTGAAGGTGCGCGCGAAGTGATATCCTCTTCCCTTCGGGGAGTTTCATGCGCAAGAACAAATCAGGGAAGAAACAAAAGAGAGACTTCACTACTCGCGAGATTCGCCTAGTCAAAGCGTTCCTCAACGCCAAGAAAGCCAATCAGCCAATCAGCAAGGGTGACGCGGCAGAAGAAGCGGGTTACTCCACAAAGAATCCCACGCAATCTGCTAATCAAGCGCTCGTGTCTATCAGGCGCAAGGCTCCAGAGATAATGGATTCTCTCGGGCTCTCCGTGCAAACCATCATTGAAAAACATTTAACACCGCTGCTCACTGCGAACGAAACGAGAGTTTTTGCGCACGAAGGGAAGATCGTTGACAGGATTGATCTAGCGGACAATACGACAAGGCGCTACGCCACACGCATGGCTTTCGAGCTGCAGGGCGCATTCCCACCGCAAGATCCTCAGCTCGCCGCGCAAGTGGGCGTGGAGGTCATAATTTTAGATGTTGCGAGGCCAGATCGCAGCGCCATCAACGTAACGCCGGCGCCTGTTCAGAAAGTTGCAAAGCAGAAAGGTATTGAGCCAAGCGGGAATGGCGCGAAGCCCGATCCGAGACCAGAGCAATGAGATGGCCGAGAGGTATATATATTCTTGGCCAATCGCTTGACATCCTCTCCTTGAGAATATATCTTCTTTAAGAATCTATATGAAAGCGTTTCTGCTTAAAGTGGACAGTGCGCTGTTTGCCCACCTCCGTGACGTGTGGAAGATTGCACACCCAAAGAAAAGGCTGTTCTCAAGCGGCTCCCTGTCACAGCCATCGAGGGCCACGCCATTCCAAGCCATCAGATTTTGGAATAGAGGGAACCACGACTCGCTCGCTTGTTTTGGTGAGGTGGCGCGGGGTTCCTTCTAGGTTCAGGGCAAGAAAAAAGAGGAGCATGGTTAGGGCCAATAACGATGCTGAACGGTTCGTCACAGGCGAACTTGCGCTCGAATTTTCTCGCCGCTTTTCTGGCTGGCTCGGGGACTTTGTTTTCAAGGGGCATCACTTCCTTCCGGGCCCAGGCGGGGCAATGTCGGTAAGAGTACACCGCACGAAGCAGCCAAGCTATCCAGAATTGAACGAATGGCACCGAAACTTTTTCGTGCTAGAATCCAGTTTCTTCGAGTAGCGAGAAGGTGCGCTAATTATTTATTTCTGTACCGCCGATCAGAAACACGTGCTGCTCTTGGAGCCTACGAATCTCGCGCGCATCCAGGAAGGCCATCCGCTTCCAAGCCCCGACAGCCTGGTGATTATCTGCTACTCCCCGGACATCGAGTGGACCGCCGAGCAACTGAAGAAAGTATTCGCGGAGAACGACCGCAAACTCTCACCGGAAAAACTCACTGAAATTTTACAGGAAGGGCTCTTGCGCCCCAGGATCGAGCGCGGCGAGGAACAAGCCAGCGCGAATCAAGTTGTTCCACTTGGCGCGCCATGAAGCCAGCGAAAGACGGCCGCAAGCTCTGGAAGCGCGTGACTGTGAAAGTCATCGTAGGCGAGAAGACCATGCCTCATCAGTTTGTCGCGCCGGCAGGGAGTGGCTATAGCGACGTGGACATCGAAGGGATACTGGAGCGCGCTATCGACTACCTCGACAAGAAATTCCCGACGCTGGAATTCAAGCAAGTACCGCTGAGTCAGAATGCTTTTAACTTCATTGCCGTTGGAGCGCGCCACATGTAAAATCTCCGCAACTGGGCAGGACATGTGGAACTAAGGGCTGGTGGCTCGGGAGGGCGCCAGCCCTTTGGATTTTAGTGGTACTCTCTACAATGTCTTGGGATAACAGCCGCAAGGCCAGAGCCCGGAGCGAGTCGCGCCGTGGAGCAAGCGCAGAATAAAAGTGCTCACGCCTCTACCGTATAGCCGGGTTGTCGAACAGTCAGTGAAATTCTGACGCGTTGGCTCCATTATTTTTTGGTAGTCTCTCTTCGTGAGCACCGCAACGCGCCGCCCCGATCAAGTCCTCAAGATCACAGACTTCTACCAACCTTGGGCCCATCAGCAAATCTTCCACTGCATGAACGCGAAGCACCGCTTGCACGTTGGCGGGTTCGGTAGCGGCAAGAGTAGACCGCTTTTGATGGAAGCGATCTTTCACTGCATGGAATATCCCGGCAGCAATTCAATCGTGATGCGCAAAACTGTTCCGGACCTAAAGCGCACGGTAATCGATAAATTTTTGGCGGATGTTCCGAAGTCTCTCTACGAGCACGGAAACCAAGAGCGCGGCACGTTCAACAAGTCCGATCATATCGTGTACTTCCCTCCGGTGAACGGAAAGCAAAGCAAGTTGTACTTCGCGGCTTGCGAGCGCGTCGAGGATGTTGGTAAATATCTCTCGACGGAGTTTGTCTTCATCGGTTTCGAAGAGCTTGGCGAATTTCCCTATTTGATCTATGACGCAATGGAAGGGCGCAATCGCTGCACGATTCCTGGCTCGCGCTCTTGCATGGCAGGTGTTACAAATCCGATGGGCATTGGCTGGGGATGGATCAAGCGCTTGTGGATCGATCATCTTCCGGCGCACGGCATGGACCCGGAGAGATACGATCCGAACGACTACCAATTCATTCACTCAACTGTCGATCAGAATCCTATCCTGTGCCAGGACAAAGCGTACATCGCGTCGCTAGAGAAATCTCCGTTACGCGACAAGATCCGCTGGGGCAACATCGAAACAGTCAGCGGGCAGTACTTCGCGAACTTCGAACCAAATCGCCACATCCTGCCGCGCGAGGCTTTCATCTTTCAGCAATGGCAGCCAGTTTGGGCTGGGTGGGATTATGGGTTCGCGCACTTTGCGGTGATCACTTTTTGGACCAAGGCGCTATTGAAGCCACGCTTCGAAGGCGAGAAGCCGCGCATCGTGAATGTCACTATAAAAGAAATTGTTTTGCAAGAGAGCACGCCAGAGCAGCAAACTCAAGCGCTTATCTCCGCGATACCGCGAACATTCGATGAGCATGGCCAGGAGACTGGCTATCAATGGGAAATCGACAGCATCCACTTTTCCTGGGAGCGCTTCAATCGCACAACCTCAAATCGCACCGTTGCCGACGAGGTCGGAGATATACTCGCAGCCGCTGGCCTGCCACGGCCGACGCGCTCGAACAACGACCGCATTGCTGGCTGGACGAAGATGTACTCCATGCTCGAAATGGATGAATGGTTCTTGCTTCAAGGGCAGTGCCAGAATGTCGCTGAAGCGATTCCACTACTTGTGCGCGGTGATGGAAACAAATGCTCGATGGAAGATGTGGTGAAACCAAAGGGTGTAAGTCTTATCGACGACGTTGGCGATTCATGTCTTTACGCAGTGGCTGGCGTTCTCCTTGACGCAGCCGACAAACCTAAGGAACAATTGCTCCGCGAGAAGTTAGCGGGGATCAAGGACCCCATGGCCAGACATGTTGCGATGTACCGCGAATGGAATGAAGAGCAAGCCGCAGAGCGCAAGGGACATCGCGGTTCAAAGATTGTGCCATCATGGCAACGAAGGCTAGGACAATGAGTGGAGTTCGAGATTGCAAATCTTGGTGGAAAGCATGGAGACACAGGCGCAGGAAACAATTTGATCGTATTCAGGCAGTAGCCTTAGAAGAAATCTATCTCGAAATTCCAGATTTACTTGATTTCACGCGGCGGAATGAATGTCTGGGCACACGGCGCACCCGCCGCCTGGCGAGGCTTAATGTGACTGTGAAACTCCCAGCGCGCCTATCAGGACTAGGGAAGCGGGGGGCCTCGCTAAGTTTTTATAAAAGGCTGAGATAATGGATCGTAGAAACTTTCTCCGCTCGATCCTTGGAGTCGCCGCGGCTACGGCGCTGCCGAGCGAAGTGTGGCCATTCCGCAAAATCTTTTTGCCTCTCGCTCCGCAATTTGCCATCAGAGAAACATTCCTAACTGCTACAGAAGCCATTACGAGGGAATATTACTCAAAACATATTCCACCAGCATGGGCTGTCTATGATGCTGAAATACGCTTGTACGTCGTAGATGGAGGAATGGTTGCGAATGTGATGAAGGAGTTCAATCGTGGGCTGGACAAAATTATTTCAGAGCCATCATGAAGAGTGGCTCGAAGAGCAGTTCGAGAAACTGAAGGCTGACCATGCTCAACAAATCACAGATCTAAAAAAGGCTCACGCCGATGAACTCAACCGTGCTATAGAGGAATGCGCGAGATTGCGAGATGAAGCGCAACGAATACGGCTTTATCTCACCCCGGCGTTGCAGTCGGTGCAGCTTGAACCGGATAAGTCGGGCCCGCCAGCGCCTACTGAAGTTCCGATGGGCACGCCATGGCAACGGATACTTGCCCGCGAAGTTGCGAAGCAGGAAAAAGAATGGGCAGCGCGTCACGTGCAACCAGTTGAGACACCAGTCGGGGAAGAAAGCAACGGAGGTACAAACTAATGGCCGTAACAGCGAAAGATGGCAGCCGCCACCACTCTTCGAGTCGCGCTTCACTGCACGACGAGATGAGCGCGAGCAAAGCTTCAGCAGGAAAAGTGGAAGAGATGAAGCCAGCAGGAGACAGTTATCCCGCGCTAAGTTCCCATTCGATTGAGGATCATGTTGATGAGCACGGTCCAGCGCACAAGATCGAATACAAGCACGACCAGGCGACCAACGAGCACCACGTCAGTTCACATCACGGTGATGGCGACAATCCAGAAGCCAGCCATCATAGTGTGCATCGCACACATCACGCCGCGCACGAGCACATGGCGAAGGCGATGGGCATGACGAAGGAAGAAGAGCAGGAAGACCGAGACAACGAGTCTCCTGATGAAGAGATGCAGGAAGAGACCGCCCCTGCTGGCAAAGGGATTCCTGGATTAAGTTAAGGGAGTCCATGCCTGCTTCCGAGATCATGGAAAAGTTTCACAAGCGCACGCTGCACTCGGGCGGCAGTGGGAAAATAGTCCGCAATCCTCACCAAGCAAAAGCAATTCTGCTAAGTTATCTGCGCAAAGAAGGCCACGACATTCCAGAGAAGAAATCGCGTATCGCTGACGCATTTCGGAAGGCCCGCCGATGAGACAATCAATCGAAAAAGTAATGATGAGCCAGATTCTCTACGACTATGCTGCCAACCGCGGCGAGTTCACGCTGTTTGACTTTGGCGACGGCCGCACCGAAGTGCCCATGAGGCAAGATGGCTTGTGGCTCACGCGCACGGTTGTCTTCCCGATCTTGCGTGGCATCGACAAGCCGCGGTATGACGGACCTCTCCCCGGAAAAGAAGGAGAGGTGATTGCGATGGGTAGCGGATGGTTCGTCACTGCAGTGGAGATAGACTACATCTGCGCGCCGGAAGATCTAAATAAAAAGTTGCAGCAAGCCGAAGAGTTGCTCTTGAGAACACGGGATGGGAAATCGGCGAGCGCGCATGCCTGAAGCGACATATCCTCCGGGGCATAAGGCTGGAATGCGCGTGCCCAAGGGTGGCTCGATGTGCAAGAATTGCAAATTTCTAGGGAGCGATGGCGATAGTTGCATCAACAAGTATTTCGTCAAGTGGAACGGCTCGACGCGCTTGCCTGCTCCGTCCGATGAATATTGCAGTGATTTTTACGAGCCCAAAAACTCTCTCGCGAACTTCGTGAAGAAGGAATAAATCATGGCAACAAACCGCTGGATGTCGGGCGTCAAGAAAGAAATGAAAGCCAAAGGCACTGAAGGAAAGTTCAGTGCAGCCGCGCATCGCTCCGGCAAAAGCACTTCTGAATTCGCGCACGAAAAAGCGCATGCTCCTGGAAAAACCGGCAAACGTGCGAGGCTGGCCATCGCTTTCGCAAAAGCGCGTAAAGGATAATTCTCTTGGCGACAGCGGTCCAAAACTTTACGGGCAGCGACACGGAAGACACTGAAGGTCGCGACACCCAAGAGCACGATGAGCCTAAATATAATATCGGTGTCCTCGCAGGGCTAGAATATTCCACCGTTCCCAACGCAGAACTCACCGACACGCAGAAAAATCACCTCAAAGAACTCGCGAAGAAAGCTGCTAAGCGTGATTATCCGGCGAGATTGATAGAAGTAATTGCCTCCTGGGAGTGCGCGCTCTTCTATCGCGGTTTCCAGTTCCTCATCCCGCAGCGCGGTGGCGGATGGATTATTCCTGGCGAGAGTACCGGCTACGGGCCATCGATGCAGATGGACTTGGCTCTTCTGCCGACGAATATTTATTCCGCACGCGCGCAAATGATTATCGCTGCACTCACGCGCACCGTTCCAAACGTGCGTTTCGCTCCGCAGCGCGCCGATTCCGATGCACAGATTACTTCCGCTGAATCCGCCGAGAAATTTGCCAAAGTCATCAAGCGCAACAACGATTTGATCCAGATTCAGACTGATGCCGCGCGCTTGCTATGGACCGATGGGCGCTATCTTTACTGGTCGCGCTTCGTGAAAGACGGCCAGCGCTTTGGATGGGAAGAGGACGACGAGCCAGATGACTTGGTTCCCGAAAATGAGCCTGTACCATCGCCAGTCGAAGGCAGTGCGGCTGCAGCAACTCCGGAATCCGCTGAAACGGCGCAAGAAAGTCAGGGAGCACCTCCCGCGCAAGACGAGGAGAAAGAAGAAGGCGAAGAGGAAGGAGAGCCGGTCAAGCGCACGCCGCGAGGCCAAGAAGTCCGCACCGCACATGGAAAGATCGAAGTAAAGCTCACTCCAATGATGGCGAACGACCTCAGCGAGGTTGACGTGCTGCAGTATGAGTGCGAAGTGGATGATTCCAGAGCTAAGGGTATGTTTCCCTGGGTAGCCGACGACATCAAAGCGGCCACAAACCAAGCAGCCATGGGCGAGATTGCCCGCTTGGCGCGTCAGAACGTCAAACTTGGCATGCAGTCCACTTATGTGACGAGCGATTCCATCGCCGCCGATGTGACCATCCAGCGCACTTGGATGCGGCCGTCATATCTCATGGGCATCGCAGACGAAAAGGAACGCGACGAATTGATTGAGATGTTCCCGAATGGCTGCTACGTAGTCTACGCCGGAGATACTTTCTGTTTTGCGCGGAATGAATCGATGGATGATGGCTGGGCGCTGGCTCAAGCCTATTCCGGCGATGGCCAGAACCGCAACGCCATGGGCACCTCGACGATGCCATTGCAGAAGCGGCTGAACAACTGGCTGGATTTGATGAATGACATCTTCGTGCGCACCATCCCAAAGAAGTGGATGGACTCGAAAGCGTTCGCAGTCGAAGCGATCCGCCAGCAGACCAACGTCCCTGGAGATATCGGCTCTTTCAAGCGCCAGCCAGGGGTTGCCGTCAATGAATTGATCTTCGTCGAGCCGGCCGTAAATCCTCCGGCGAATCTCGCCGACTTCATCAAAGAATATTCCGGACCGCTAGCAGAATTGCTTTCCGGGGCATACCCGGCACTGGCTGGTGGCGACGTTGGGACTGCGGATTCAGGCGTCGCCATCGCCACGCAACGTGATTCCGCGCTTGGCCGACTCGCACCCACATGGCACTCGATGAAGAACGCGGAAGCTACTTCGATGAAGCAACTAGTGCGCTGGGCCGCGAAGTGCCGCGACAAATCCATCAATGAACGAATTCCAGGCGGAGAAACCATCTCGCTGGAGATTAACGACCTCAAAGCCAACATCATGGTGTTCGCCGAGAGTGACGAGAATTTCCCCGAGACCTACACGCAAAAGAAAAACGGCTTCATGCAAATCTTCAACGATGTCGGAAAGAATCCTCAACTAGCCGAAGTGATTTACAACGCCGCGAATCTGGAATTCATGCAGCAACTTGTCGGGCTAACCGATCTCTACATTCCCCAGGTAGCCTCGCGCAACAAACAATTAGGCGAAATCGAAGTGCTCCTGAAGAGCATCCCAGTTCCGAATCCGCAAGTCGAAGAGGCCACGCAAAAGATCGAGCAGATGAAAATGGCTGGCGTGGATCCGCAAGAACTGGCCGCAGCCGAGCAGCAAGTCGCAGCGATGCCTCCTGAAGTTTGTTCATTGCCCATCGACGCGAAGATTGATGATAATGACACCGAGGGAGCAACTTGCTGGCAATGGCTCAACTCAGACGAAGGACGCCGTGCCAAGCGCAGCAACCCAGAAGGATTCAAGAACATAGCGTTGCACTACGACGAACACGCTCAAGCCGTACAGGCAAAGGCGGCGCAAGCTGCACCGGCTGGTAAACCTCCGAGCGTATCGGTTGGATTCAAAGATGTTGCTGCACTTGATAAAGGCGCTTCTGACCAAATCCTTCAGAGAGCAGGAATCACGCCATCGCCTGGAGCGGCTGCACCGCCGCCAGTTCCGGCAGCAGCTGAATGGGCTGCGGCACCTCCGGCAGCACCGCTTCCTGTAGGGATGCCGGAGAACGCTGGCGGGCGGCCAAAGTTGTAAAAATATCGGGGAGGAAGAGACATGTTGGAAGACACGATTGGAGCAGTTGGCGGGGCAGGTACAGAAGTTGCGGCCGACGAAGGCGCGGCTGGTGGAGTAGGCGATGTCGGCAGCACAGGTACGGGTGCGGGAGTTGCCGAGGGTGAGGGCGCTGGTGGAAGCGCTGAAGGCGATGGTGAGGAAGCTGGGGCTAGTGAGGGAGAAGGTGCGCCAGCAGAAGGCGAAGAAGGTACTGGTGGTGCCGAAGAAGAGGAACCTAGTGGTGGTCCGCTTGATCCCAAGATGGACGAGCAGACCCGCAAAGACATCGCCGCGCTGAAGAAAACCAATCCCGAACTTGCCAAAAAGTGGGGTAGCGATCACTTCCGCAGGAAAGCTTACGACGAAGAATTCCCCGGCGGCGTCAACGAAGCGCGCCAGATCAAAGCGACATTCGAAGCGCTTGGCGGGCAAGAGGGCATCGATGGCTTGCAAACCGAAGTAGACGACTATCGTAACGAGATCAAGCAATTTTCCGAAGGCGACCCGGCGCTCTTGACCTCGCTCCATGAAGCGAATCCTGAATCCTTCACGCAGGCAATCACCAACGGCATCGACTTGCTGGCACAAAAGAATCCCGAACTGTTTGAGAAAGCGATTCTTCCCGGCATGGTAGCGCGCTTAGAGAAAGCCGGGATGTTCAATTCTCTCAAGCAGCTCGCCGACTTCATCAAGGAGGGAAAAGGTCAGGAAGCCTATGATCTAACCGGCCAGATTTCAGCCTGGCTCGACAAAGCCAAGGGGATGGCTTCGAAGCAACTCGAATTGAAGAGCAAGAAAGATCCTGAGCGCGAAAGATTCGAACAGGAAAAAGCCGACTTCGAGACCAAGAAGCACCAGGACTTCGAATACAGCGTGGCTAACGACGTGAACCGCTCGAATAATCTTGTAACCTCGAAGATCGTCGAGCCATTCTTCAAGCAACTGAACTTGAAAGTAGATGGCCGCCGGGAATTCATCAACGCGCTGAACAACCGCATTTGGGCGCTGATGAAGAAAGACATGCCATTCCAGAAGGCGGCCAAAGCTATCTTGGGGAAGGGTGATCGTGTGCGTGCCGCGCGTTTCACTCACGCCAAGTTCTCCGAACTATTGCCAGAGGAATTCAGGAAACTCCGCGATGCAATGTACCCGAACTTCACGAAAGGCGGCACCAAGGTAACTCCGAAAGCCAAAGGTGCAGCCGCTGGCGCCTCGGCCAACGGTGCTGGAGCGGCGAAGGTGAACTACACCGGAGGCCGGCCGAATCGCGATGACATCGATTGGGGCAAGACAAACGAAACGCAATTCATTTCCGGGCACGCGATTTTGAAGAACGGCAAAGAAGCGAAGTGGAACTGGGCCGACGTGAAGTAGTGCAATCTACAAGTCTTTTGTGCTCATACAAATAAAATTGTTTCACGACGATGTTTAGAGGAAAGAAATGGCGCAAGCCCAAGAAGACTGTTGAGCAACTGAACCGCGTGCGCTCCGAGTCCTCCAGGAAGGGTTGGCGTTCTCGCAAGCGCCAGAAAAAAGCCCTTGCATCTTGAATTCCTTTGGAAGTAGCCTCATTTCCTAGAGTGTGGGGTATACGAAGTCCCTCGGCCTTGCGCCGTAAATTGAATGCACTCTGCATTGTTCCACTCGGGGAAGCGGTAAAGAATCAAAAACATCGGGGAGCTGGGAAATCTGCGCACTTTGACTGCGCGCAGACCGCCAACGTGAGCGCGTTCGGGGAGGCGAACACCGTTGAGCCAAATGCAGAGGTACAAGTATGGCGCCACTTTTAGAAGCGGCCGTGCAGGCCGTAGAACTTGAGAATTTCGCCAAAGGAATTCCCGACCTAGTTTTCAAAGGTCGAACCATCTATAACTTCTTCAAAAAGAAGAGCAAAACTTTCCCCACTTCGGTCACCACGCAAGCTGGCGGCACTTCGCGGCCATCGTTCCGCATTCCGGTGCGCATTCAGTCTGGTGCGGCGATCTTCCAAGCCACTGGAAACGGTGATGCCCTGCCACGCGGGACCGGCTCGAACTTCGTAGCCGGAGATATTTCACCCATCGGCTTGTTTGCGGGCACGGAAATCACTTATTTGGCTCGCATCGCAACAAGTGGGCCGAAGCGCAGCTTGATCAGCTTGCGTGCCGAAGAATTGAAGAACTCTTTCAACTCCTTCATGCAAGGCGTCGATGCGCAATTCCTCTCCGATGGCTCTGGCTCGATTCTCCAGATCCCCTCGACGGCTACGGTCAACAACAACACGCTCGGTGGCGCAAACCCATCCAGCATCGTGGGTCTAGGCGGACAGGCAAACCAATTCCAGGAGCAGCAAATCATCCAGATCTTCGGCACCGAAGGCGGTGCAGCGCGCACCACTCCGGCAACTGCTACGGTGTCTTATGTCGATGGCGCTGCCGATACGGTGTATTTCTCGACCGCTTTGCCAACGAGCACTGCCGCCGGGGACTTCGTGATGATTCAGGGCTCTTCAGGTGCGCTGAACAGCGGCTTACAGGGAATCTACGCTTACCAGGTAGCATCGAACACAGGGACGTATCTTGGCCTGTCGCGATCAAGCTATCCTGGCCAGCTATCGACTCCAAACATTGCCAAGGCCAACGCGGCGATCAACACCACCGACCCGTACAAGGCACAGATTCTGATTGGCCGCGGGCTCGGCGAAGACAACGAAGCAGTTTCAGACTTCGAATGGATTTGCGGGCCGGATCAGGAACTGGCCGTCACGCAAATCTACACCAACGTGCTGCAGCAGAACTACGTCCCTCCGGGCGACAAGGCACTGGACATGGTGAAAAAGCACATGTCACCGCAGTATGGCGGGCGCGAATTGAACGTCTGCTACACCGCGAAGCAAGGACGGCTTGATGCCATCTGCCCCGAGACTTGGGGCATCGTCGAGACCGTCGAGCCCTCGCTCTATGACTTCGGCGATGGCGTCACCACCATGCCGGTTCCTGATTTCGTTGGACAGGGAACCTATCTGACCAGCAGCGTCTTTTATTACAACGCTTTCCTCAACCTGTACAACAGCAACGCGAAGGCAGGTCTTTACATCTCCGGCGCCGCAGTTCCGAGCGTAACCTCTTAACCGGGATAGGGACCGAGAGTCGAGTGTTTTGCTACTCGGTCCCTTCCACAATTTGAATCGGGGAAAATTATGAAATCGCAAACTAGCGGCACCGCTGCAGTGCTGGCCAAAACGAAGTGGGAAATTGAGCCACGCAACAAATGGGTGCTCATACGCAAACTCACCCAGGAAGAAACGACAACTGCGGATGGCGTGGTGCTACCTGGCGAAGGCTCTCCGCTCTTCAATGTACGCTCGCAGCGCGGGATTGTCGTGGCGGCACCTGAAGGAGTCGGGCTAGCGAAGGGCGATGTGGTGATCTACACGAATTTCCCTCTAGAGATTCCCGACATCGAAGACTTCACCGGTGAAAAGAATCTTCATCTCGTTCTCGAAGAGGAAGTGTACGCACGGGCCGTGCCATGTCCATAACCGGTGAGCGGCGGAAGTGTCCAGCGGAGTTTCAGGACCGCCTAACGAGAAATTTTGGAAAGAATCAGTTCGGCTCGCCGAGATTTAAGATCGTCTGGGGGCAATCGCAATTCATCCGCTTGGGGAATCTCTGGCGCGACAAGAATGGTAGAGAGAGAGTCGGCTATCGCGACCGCTACCAAGCGCATGGCATGCCGTGCTGGGTGATTATGCGTTGGCAACCGCCCACAAAATACGGCTCGCCGAATATCTACTACGCGAATTCCTACATGGCCGCCGCAACGCACGATGATGGCGAAAAACAGTACGACAGCCCGGAAGGATTCTACGTCACCGGGGAATATCCCTGGCGGGGGCGTTATGAAATCGTGCAAGCGCTGATTTCTAAGGAAATGGTGGATGGAAAACTAGTCGTCACGCACTTTCCTCTATCGCATTTCCTGATCGACAGATTGATTCCCATGATGCTGGCGTTTGAGCGCTTGACGGCGGAGGAGCAGGCCGTCGCCAAGGCTGCGACTAAAGCGGCGGAAGAAAAAGAAACCACTGAATTCATCGCTGACTACATGGAAGAAAGTTTGCCGCGATGGTGGGGGCCCGTCAGTTACGGCGGGCAAGGCATTCGCACATCCCTCCTCGACAGAAAGATGCACCAAATCTCGCAAGTCTGGGACCATATGTCTCGAAGAGGGTTGCGGCAAAAGTTTTCACTCGGGATGCAACAGGGCAACAGTCCGGTAGTTAGGAATTAAATTCTAAGGGAGGAAAGACCTCCCGGAAAAACAAGGAGAAAGACTCCATGGGATCAATTCCACTCACTGCAACGATAGCGATGGATCAGCGCAAGGCCATGGCAAGTGCCAGAGCCCAGATGAACCAAGTGAATCACGGCACCACAACAATCGAGACGCAGGACACGGACAAAGAAGCGGGCTACGTGATCTACGTCTACAACATTATCGAACGCGAATACACCGTTTCTCAGCCGCCGCTCTTTCCCGGTTTCATTATTCCCGCATGCCCCAAAGGCCATAAATTTTCTTTTACGCTGCTTCCGGCATTCGTGAAGGAAACCTATCTGAAACCAGGAAGCACGGAGTACTACTACAAAAACGTAGATGGCAGGAAGTGCGCTACCAGTCTCTTGAATCCGAGTGCTTATCCGGGCACCAACTGGAACAGCCAAATCCAGAAGTGGGACACACTCGATCAGACCGGGAACAATCTGAACAAGTTCGGTGTTTGGTGGTCGCTCACGAAGCCCGACGAAACGGAGAAGTTAGAGAAGGAAATCAAGATCTTCAAAAAGATTGTTGGCGCAACGATGCAGGAACTGGTGAACGACGGCGAAAAATTGAGCGCTGCCGGAGACCTCAAGAGCATCACCCCGCTCATGCATTTCGCCATGGACTATTTCGGCAAGCAAGCCAAGTGGCACATGTCCAGCGAGCACATGGTATCGTGCCCGAACTGCGGCGAGATGGTGAAAGAAGGCGTCGCGTATCACAAGAACGATTTCGGGGATCGATGCATCATCGACCCGGAGCGTTACGCGAAAATAGTTGACGCCGGCAAGGCAGCGCAAGTAGCGGTCAATGCAAAATCAAGCGAGGCGGAACAGGTGGAAGCAACGCCAAAGAAAAGGAAAAAGGCCGCCGCGTAAAACGATCTTCTTGGAGGAGGTTCCGTATCTCGCCGTATTCCCCGATTCTGCGAGGCGCAACTTCCTCCAAGTCGAAATTGAGAGACCATGCCGAACTTTCAGCCGACACTTTTCCCCACCATAGACGAGACCATGCAGCTCGTAAGATCCATTATCAACGATACATTTTCAGGAATAGCCGGTGCGCAAGGACGCATCTTCACGAATGATGCTCCTTTCACGCTTCCTTACCTGAATTCGGCAATTAGGAAAGTGCTCAGAACTTTGCGGAACGAAGGCGTTACCTTTCCAATCAAAGACGGTATCGTGCTGAGAAATATTCCTCCTGTAGTGCAGGCCGATCCGTCCGTGTTCATCAGTGTTGGCTTCACGGGCACGAACAATGGCACGACGACCTCGGCGACTCCCTATCTCCCTGGCGATTGCATGCAAGTTTACGTGGTGCGCCAGCGCCTCACTGGATCGAATTTGCAATTCACCATCATGCCGCAATCGCAGGAAGGATTGCCGTCCGGCTACCAGAATAACTGGCTAGGTTTGTGGGAGTGGCGCCAGTATGCGATTTGGATGAATGGCTCTCTCCAGGCGCGGGACATCATGATTCGCTATCAGTCCGGCCAGCCACCGCTCAACACTCCAGCCGCTGACTTCGCGACTACGCCCATCTATATCATCGACTCCCAGGATGCCCTTGCCAATCTGATGGCCGCGAATTATGCGCGTGCCCGCGGCGGAAAGCCGGAAGCCATCAAAAGTTGCGAGGATGAAGCTGCCGAAGCCATCGATGAAATGGCGCTGGAATATATACGGAGAGCCCAAACCGTGAATTATTCAAGGGACCCCTATCAGGGCGGCGGATCGAACAGCGAATCGAATAGCGGTCTTGGCTCGACAGGGACGGCTTAATGTTTCGCCTTCAAGGATCGGTCAATTCGGCGCAGGGCCCCGCGCTTGATGGCGTGAACATCTACGTCTGCACGCAGCCGGCGGTCACAACGACAATTCCTCCATCACCGCTTGCAGTAATCTATTCCGATCAGGCCGGAACGCTTCCGATCGATCAGACGACAGCTCCACTTGAAACTGATGGGCTTGGAAACTGGAAATTTTACGCACTCACGGGAACCTATACCATCGTGGTGTTTGATCCTCTTTCGAGAATTCCCACGACGATATTTGCCGATCAACAGGTTGTCTCTCAGGGAGGTGGGTCAGTCACGAGTGTTGCGCTCACGGTGCCGGTAGAATTCGCAATCGCTGGCTCTCCAATCACCGGCGCTGGAACGCTGGCGATAACGAAGGCCACGCAGAATGCAAATCTCGTCTATGCAGGACCAGCGAGCGGTGGGGCTGCTCTTCCTACATTCCGCGTACTGGCGGCCGCTGATTTCCCGGCAGGAACTGGAACGGTCACGAGCATCACGCTTGCTGTAGTTGCTGGAGCGCTTTTCACCGCCAGTATCACGGGCACAAATCCGATTACGACCTCAGGCACAGCTACTCTGAATCTTAATTTAGCGAATCAGTCCGCTAACAAGATCTTGGCTGGACCGGCCAGCGGAGCTCCTGGTCCAGTCACCGCGCGCAGTGCTGCCGCTGCGGATATTTTTGGCATCACGGCGGTAACTTTCAGCGCGACTCCCACGTTCGATGCCAGCACGTTTGCCTCGCCAACGTTCACGATGACGCTTACCGGCAACGTGACATCGAGCACCATATCGAATCCCATACCGGGGCAAACGATCACTTTCATCATCAAGCAAGACGGCACGGGCGGATGGACATTTGCCTGGCCAGCGAGCACCAAAGGAAGTTCCGCGATCGAGCCGGCGGCGAATGGCGTGAGCGTGCAGAGTTACGTGTGGGATGGAACTTTTTGGCGCGCTACTGGTCCAGGCTCGACAAACGCGACGTAAGAATTTCGCCATCCGGGGAATGACGATTGCAGGACATCTGCCCATGCAGATTTGAACACAACACTTTGGGGCGGCGTTCAACAATGCGCCGGCAGCTTTAGGAGAATGAAATGGCTCTTTGTACCCTGACGATTACGAATGATGCGTACGACAACACCCAGAAGCGAATCCATATCTACGGGCAAATCAATGTGACTCCTGCCAACGGGACTTATCCAGTCGGAGGCATTCCATTCGATGCCGTGCTGCTGGCGAAATCTGGCGTGACCACGAATTCCGGCGTGAAGTATACGCAGATTCAATCCGCCTCGGGAAGCGGATACATCTATCAGCGCATTCCATCCACAGGCAAGATGATGATCCTGCAGATTCCTCCTAACGGGTCGCTCACCACCGCCGCTCCGCTCCAGGAGATTCCCAGCTCCACCAACATGCAGGGAATCGTGAACGATACAATCGAATTTCGTGCCACGGTCCTTAGGAATTCCTAGATTATCATTAGATAATATAGGAGTTACCGATTAACAACACCACTCAACCGTACGTCACTGTGCCCCTGGAACTTGTGGGGGGCTTGTACACCGAGGCAAGCAGTGACACGCTTCCCTTGGGTGCGAGCCCCCTTGTCATCAATTGCGATTTCATTCTGGGCTCAAACCTGCAGCGGCCAGGCAAAGAGAACCAGTATTATATCGTCGGAAACTTTGCGGAAAAACTAACTGCCTTCGCGCAATCTATCCCCGGAGCCAGCGATCCTAACGAAGCGGTATGGCTCACTCCGAACAATGCGACGCTGAACACCATCGGGACCTACGCCAGCACTCTGCTGAATGTCCCATCTACTTTTTCGTTCGTGCAAGCCGTGTACTACGGTGGCTCGGCTTCAGCCTCGACAACCATCACCAATGGTGCCGGGAATTTGATGTTCATGTGCGTGGATACCAGTGACGCTGGAATAAATCCTCCTACGGTTAGCGACACCAACGGCAACAACTGGGTGAAGATACGCAGCGATGCAAATGGCGGCAACACTTCAGTCTCCATTTGGTACGCGGAAAATATTAAAGGCGGTCCAAACACCATCACAGTCGTCAACCACAACACCAGCATCTACTGCCTCGTAAGGCTGGCTGAGTATGCCGGTCCTTATACGACTGGCTCGT